GATTGTAAACTGTGATACGGCCATTCAGTTGTCCAACTTTTTGTACACCCATTGCGAATTTCATACCTTCACCATCAACTGCATAGCCAGGCATTGATTCAAGTATTGTAGCAACTTGTGGAGAACATACGAGGAAGTTTGCACCACCACGAAGTGTTTTCTGATGAATTGCGTTTGATACTTTTTGAATCTTTGTGCCAAGTGTTTGGAACCAAGTTTGTTGGTTAAACGCAGAAGCAGCAGCTTGATTTGTAGCATAGTTATCAAATGCACCTGTTGCAGCATCATAAGTGCGACCGATACGAGCAGACCATCTTTCTGTTGTTTGTGCATTCTTAATCAACATATCAAGAATTTCCAAATCAATTTCTTGTGAAATGTATTCAGACAACATTGATGTCAATTCAGCTTCTGCATCGATTGAGTGGTATGCATTCAAATCTTGTGCAAATTCAGGTGTCCATACTGCCTTCAACTTACGTGTTTTAGCAACAATAGATTCTGAACGCAATTCTAGATTGATTTCAGGAATATTAAGGTCTGCACCAAGTGTTGAATTTGCTGTTGGTGAACCATCTTCAAAGTCACCACGACTTGTAGCAGTAGGTTGCTTTTCATAAGCAATACCAACTGTTGCAGGAGCAGCGGAAGCAGAAACTACGAAAGTAATTGTTGAACCGTTGTTTGCAGTTGTTGTGAATTGTGGGAAATAACCTCTAATCGTTGATCCAGATATTTGGAAAGCACGAACTGCTTCAAGATCAGCGTTGATATTATTTATATTCAATGATGCAGATTGAACAGTAATGGTCATAATATTACCAGATACAAGAGACGCTGAGAAAGAATTTTGGAACTCTGTATCATGTTGGAACAATGATGGTGTAGCGTGTGTTACGGAACCAGTTACAAATTCAGTTGAAGACAATGCTGTACCTTTTGTAGATACAATTTGTGCCTCATTGATTGAATAACCGAAACGACCTGCACCATAAAGACCACCTGAAGGATCTGCATCTTTTGCTTCTTTACCAGTTACACCAAATACTGAATCTCTTTGTGTGTCTTTTCCAAGGTCACTAGAAAATCCAGGTTGTGCTGTTCCATATTTGAAATCTAGATAGAATACAAGACCGGAAGGCAAATTCATTGGTTGAACGGAAACGAAATCTTTCGCTGCAATTTCAGAGAAAATACGGCGAACCAATGGAAGTGCAACACCAGCCCATTCTTCTGAACCAGCTGCTGTACCTGTTCTGTTTGATTCTTCAATAAGTTGTTTTGCTTGATTTTCGAGAAGTATTGCGATAGAGTTCTTCTCATACTCGTTTTTCAAATTATCAAGAAGACCAGTTTTTGCCCATTTATTGACAACTTGCTTGTTTTCTTTGATAAGTGCCTTGTGGGGATTCCCAGAGGCATTCAATAAAGATTGTATACTCATTTTGTTTTCCTTAAAAAATTATTTCAAACCTGCTAATTTACGTAAACGATTTGCCATCACATCACCTTCATTTAAGATGTTTTTAGATGGACGTGTGCTTGCTGTTGGTTTAGATGCAAAAGATTCCTTGATAGGTTTAACCTTTGTTGTTCTAAACGATTCAGACAATGTTGCAAAAACCAATTTGACTTCACGAAGACTTGATGCACGATCAAAGTTTTCAATAACAGTCATTTTTTGTTTTTCGCTAAGTGAATGCTTGCGGAAAAGTTTGTTAGAGAAGAGCAATTTTGAGTTCAAAAGATTGACTTCATTGATTTTAGAACGTAAGAAAGAAATTACAGCATATGCTTCACGAAGTCTAGCTTCAGCAACTTCTTTTTCCTTTTCTTCTTCAGCTTCTTCAACCTTCTCAGATTCGTCTTCTTCCTCACGGAGAGCACGAAGAACTTCTTTGATGTCTACTTCTTCTTCATCTTCACCTTCTTCAACAGTTTCTTCTTCACCTTCTTCCTCACGGAGAGCACGAAGAATTTCTTTGATTTCAGCAACTTCTTCGGAATCTTCATCTTCTTCTTCAACGAGTTGAACGAGTTTTTCCTTCTTGTCTTCTGTGCTGTCATCTGATGCAACTGCTGATGGTTTCTTGTTATCACCGGTTCCGATTTCAGATGAATCAATGTCTTCTTCTAATTGACGAATAATTTCCATCAATTCCTCATCCATTGTTTCCCCTTCATCTTCACCTTCTTCCATTGCTGGTTCTTCTTCATCTTCACCTTCTTCAATTGCCGATTCTTCTTCAGCTTCTTCCATTGGTTCTTCTTCTTCGCCTTCGCCTTCTTCCATAGCAGGTTCTTCATCATCACCTTCGCTATAGAATCCGTATTCTTCTACGGGTGCTTCTTCTTCACCCTCGCCTTCTTCCATTGGCTCTTCGGCTTCTGCCTCCTCTGCCAACTTTTGGGAAAGCATAGACTGCAAACGCGGAGTGAATGCTTCTTCCAATGCAAGTTTAGCATTTGCCAATGCTACCTCCTTAACGGCTTTTGCATCTGCAATAGCTTCTTTCAATAAATCATTCATAAAAATCTCCAACTATTTTTAGTGTTATTTTAAACACCAATTGCAATAAAAATAATATCGGACTCTATAACGGATAGAGTATTTCGTATGTATAAGTATATGTTAAGTTACTTTTTTTCGTTTTTTTCGGTGGATTTTTTTACAGGACCATACTGAAACAGTGATTTTATATCACTTTCAGTATACATATAACGTTTATCACGGTCTTTTGTATCTATTTTCTTCTCATCTGCCATAATTTTCCTCAACTAATATTTTATAGATGTTTCTAGTTTCATTAAAACCTTGAATAGTATATCTACAATTTCTTGGCAATGTAACTTCCGTTTCGTGACAATAATCATTTGAATGACACGGAAGTGTTAATATAGATGTTCCGGCTGGAATTAAAAATTCAAATAATGGCATTCTTTTTTTGCCAGCACCTTCACATATCAATGGATTTAATGATGTAGTTACAAAAGTTTTATCAATCCATTGACCCGCATCTATAAACATTTGTAATAGATTTTCATTTTGAACCGATTTATATGAAACTATACTATACTTTAACATCTGTGGTTGTTCTGAAAAGGAATAATCTAATTCATTTATAGTAAATGCATTCATTGCACTATTGTATATCTTTTCCCTTTCATCGCCTTCTTTTGGTTTGCCCAATTTTATTTGAGTTTCAATTTCTTTTTTTGTTAAAGACGGTTTTGAAAAACGTATTATATTATTTATTTTTTCAGAATTTGTATAGTAATGATTTAGTGCAAGTATGGTTTGTTTATCCAATCTACCTTTACTTATCAAACTATGTTTGGAAACTGCAATCATTTCTATTTTTTTATACAATTTTGAAAACTTTACCTTATCATCACCAATACTCAAATCATACATATCAATTATGTCTTCATAGTCATATTGTAAAAGTTGATCACGAGTTTCTGGGTATAAATTATCCGTTTTTATATCTAATTGTCTGGTATCTACTTTATTCAAAAACCCTACTGTTTTTAATCCAGTTTTTTCTTCATTTGGTTCTTTTTTAGGTTCTTCTTTTTTTTCTTCACCCGTTTTATCATCTTTTGGTTTTTCTTCATCGGATGATTTTTCCGTTTCAGATGGAGGTTCCTCTGCAGGTTTTTCTTCTGATGGGGATTCTTCTTCTGCAGGTTTTTCTTCTTCTGGCTTTTGGGTGGTAGAAGTATCAGTTGTTTTTGGCTCTTCGGCAGGAGTTTCTGCCGGTGATGCATCTGCAGCAGGTTCTTCTTCTTCTTTTTTGGGAGACTTTGATGCAGATTTTTGATGTTTTGCTGGATCAAAATTCTTTTTACTTATGTAATAAGATTTTCCACTTTCTTTATTCACAACAAGCATTTTATCTGGATTTTCACTTGCAGGTTTATCATCTTCTTCATACAAAGAAAAAGACCTTTCCAGGTTTTCAATAACTTTCCGTGTTTCCTCACGAATTAGTTTTTCAAGACTAGCAAAGGTCATTTCATCTCCATTAAATATTTTCAGAATCAATTTTACGTTGTCTTCTGATAGCAGCATTCCTTTTTTCTGATTTTTTCTTTGATGGTTTAATATATTCCATACGATTTTTATATTCTTCAAGAATACCAGCTTCTTTCACTTTACGTTTAAAAACCTTAATCATCGTATCTACATTCATTCCACCTGCTTTAACTTTTACATGAGCAGGACTTGATGTGGTATAAACTCTGTCTGACATAACAAATTCCTTATTATTTTTTTATTTCATAAAACGTTCCGAGTTGTTTACCTATATTTTCGTAGATAGACTCCAAGGTTTTTTGTAACTTAACTATTCTTTCTGATATTTTTTGAAATTCACTCACAGATTCTTTCAATCGTTTTGAGTTTCTTCGATGTGATACACCTTCAAACCAATCTCCAGATTCTTCTACCATATTTTTTGAAGCAAATTCCACCATTCTTTTAATTTCAGATACAACTTCTGGAAGTTGCTTTGAACGGTGAACAACTTCTCTATACTCATTATATCTAGATATTGCTTCAATGTATTGTTGCTTTTGTTCTGATGTGAGGACTTTTGTATTTAATTTTTCTTTCATCACCTCTTGAACAGCATCCGAAACTAATTGGTTTATTTCTTCTTTTGTCATTGATGTTTTTGTTTCACCAACTTTTTTTGGAAGACCTTTGTGTGATGTTGATGCATATTTTTCTAATTCTTTTTCAGACATTGAATTTGCTAACTGTTTTACAGTTTTACTCACATCTGATGAAGAAACTTTTCCACGTTTATATGCAAGAGCCAATCCCATAAGTTTTTGTTGTTGTTGCGATAATGCAGGCATTTTATCTCCCCTCAAATATACATTCACAGACATTACCAATTTCACAAATAATGTTTGTTATATTATTGTGGATGCGTTGTATTTTAGGATCAACTTTTGAAATAGTAGACATACTGATTCCCTCTGTTATCAATCCTTCGTTTATACCCTCACTCATCCCTTCTGGATACATAAATGCACCATGTGTTGATGGATTTGAAACAAAATCCCAACCAATCAACTCAAAGTCATCTTGAACCTCAACAGTTCCTTCACTAATTTCTTCAACTGAACCCAATCCTCTTGATGATATTCCAAGACGAATACCTGCACCAAGAAGTTGTTTTAATATATTTCCAGATGGTGTTGGTAATATCTCAACAGTTCCAACAACATCATTTCCTTTCCAATCCACACCAAGAACGTTATGAGAAACGTTACGAAGATTTATTACAGATGAATCTGGATGATCAAGTTCTCCGAGAGCACGGTTTTCTTTTATATTGGTTGCAGCATATTTTTTTACTTCACGCATTAAAATCTTTTTTGGATAAACTCTACCATTTTGATTTTTTGCCTCAGCTCTCTGTAAAACACCCGAAACTATGACTTTACCATTATTTTTTCTTTCCGATTCTGCAATCAATTTTGGATTTGCAGCAAAAAGTATAGTATCTACGAGTAGTTGTTTCATCTTAAGCACCTAATTCGTTTATTTTTTTTGTAATTCTGTTTATTCTTTCGGATATTTTTCTCAATCTGTTCATTGATTCACCCCAAAGAGTTCTTTGATCAACATTCATTTCAGTTTTTAATTTGAGTGCATGTTCAACAACTCTTTCAACTTCATAGATTGTTTTATTTATATTTTTGATAGAATCATTTATTTTTCTATTACTACTCCGAGTTTCGTCTCCACGAAATTCTTTATATGTTCCTTCACTGATAAGACCCATTGCCTGCTTGTAAACTGACTCTGAATGTATTTTCTTTTTCATTGGAACTACTGTATATCCCATAGTTTCTGCACTTTCTTTACTATTTTTTTCAAACTCGTCTTCGTTTGGAGAAAAAGCATTTGGTGTTTGGTATCCTGGAACAGATGCAGTTGTGCTCATTTCATCTAAAGAAAGTTCTTCTACAAACTCACGATATTCTTCTGATTCTTTTAATTTTCTTATGAAAGATTCAACATTCATATTATGTCCTTATTTTGAAAGTTGATTTTTTATTAAAGCATAAACAGTTCCAGAATCAACTTTAACGGATAATAATGAAAACTCAAATACACGTTGTGAACCGGCAATTATATGTAAAGGAATATCCCCTCCACCTGAAAAAGACGCAGTGCCTTGAGCTCCAGATGGAACTAACAAACCACCAATTCCAAAATTTGATCCAGTAAAATATGTTGTTCCTGTTTCACAAAGTATAGATTTCAAAAATTTTCCAGGATGACCTTTTCTTTCAAAATCATTTGCTTGTGATGCGGGAAAATTATATGGGTGTATTTCATTAACTGACATTATTTACTCCACGATAAATCTTCTATTACACTATAATAACGAAGAAGTGCTGAAATATGATTTTCTTCTATCTTTTTTACATTCTGATATTCTTCTAAAAGGTTTACAATCTCTTGTAATTTTATCTTCAAAGATTTATCTTTCACTCTATGCATGTCTTTCCTTC